ATGTATTGATGTCCGGTGTAATCTTCTGTACCTTCAACTCTTGCGCTCGGACAAATATCCATTTGAACGCGTTCAACACACCGCTTCCGCGTTGGTTAATCTCTGCGCCCATGCGTTTGAACTCTGAATCATCCATCGAGTCGGGGAGATTCATCACCGTCACCGGCTGCGCGCCACCTTCGAAGAACATCGAAGTGAAGCGGTCAAGATTGTAGGATAACTGCGCATTTTGCATAGCGACCTGCGCAGGTGCCAAGCCCGGCCCGACGTCGTCCGTGAATGAGTTCTCACGGAAGTAGACAATCTCTTCGAGCGTCCACGGCCCGTACATCTTGCCGCCAATGACTTGGTTAAACGTCAGCCCCAAGTAGGGATTCTCTAGCGTGCCCAAGTTGGGATTGTATGCGTAGTTCACCGTCGTTGGGTTGAGCGCTTCGAAGCCAACCAACGTGCGACCCTTGACGATGCGCACCCAATACGCTGCGCCGGTCACAAGCAAACTGCGCTCCGTCGCTGCCAAGAGCCGTGAGAAATTCTTCTTCCACGGCCACTCTACTTCGACACCGTTCCGAAGCAAACGATACGGCACGGAGCTGATTGCATCGGCTCGCAGTTCGACCGCACGGTACAACGGTGCGACGTGCGCATAGCCGACGTCAGCCGTCTTGATTGTTCCGTTCCGCAACAATTGACCCAGCCAAGCCGGGTTGTTCATGGTCATGCAAAACTCCATTCTACGCGTGGCTTCGATATCATTGCGACCGCACCGCTGGCCGCGTCAACGTAGTCGTCGTGCGGTGCGCTGGGGAAGGCGACGATCTCATCGAGAAAGTCCCGCACCCATGCGCCGTTCACCACGACCACGGCTCCGGCTTCGGCTCTCGCTGCCCAAGGCATAGCTCGTTGGACTTTGTCGCCCTTGACGTCAATACCTTTGAACGACACGTCGGCAATCTCTGGGATGCGTCGCAACTCTTGCGTTGCTGCGAGTCCGTGCTGTGCTTTCTCGATGCCGTGCGTCGTGTCCGTCTCACGTCGCATCGTGTCCACCATGATGCGTCGTACATCGGGCCACTCTGCTTTCACTTTGATACCGTCGGCAATATAGAACACGCCGTCGTGCAAACACACACGGACGGACGCGGTATAGTCTGCGGATTGCTTGACGCTCGAAGCCAAGTCCCAATAGCGGAACCACTTTGCGCCGTGCGGTCTGACGTCGGTCGTCTTCAGCCAATGGCGCTGGAACATTGCGCCGACCGGGTCGATGAAATCACCGTCGACTTCTTGCCGGTACATCTCGGACGTCATCGACTCCTTGAGCGTCTCGACAAAGGTGTCATCAAGAAAGATGTTGTCCGTCGTCTTGCTTCGGATCGTGGCATAGTCGCGGTGCGTGCCTGCGAAGAGTTGGTATACCCAATCTTTGCCGCGTGGCGTTGTCGACATCCAAGCCCGACCGGGTTGCTCGCGCAACGTCGCAATGCTCAATGGCCAAATGTCGCTGTCCATCATGGCAACCTCATCCAACCAAAGCCACCCGGCATTGGCGCCACGGAGTCGGTCGGGGTTGTCCGCACTCCGGAATATGATGCGACGGTCACCGAGCAAACGAAGCTCCATGTCTGACTTGTTCCAAGACGTCGCAATGCCTGCTTTGGCGACCAAGCGCAGGATGGTCTCCATGGCGCCAAGTTTGAGCATTGGGTATGTCGGTGCCACGATGAGCCCCGTGGTGCCCTTGGGTTGTCTCAGTGCCTCTACTGCGCCTGCTCGTGTCTTACCGCTGCCACGACCACCGACGAACAGACGAAACCGCGCATCACTTGCCCAAAACGCTCTTTGGGGTGACGTCTGTGATTGGTGTCGGATCGTCAGCGGTGAGGTCGATGACGTAGTCGTTGGGGCCTGTAGTGGAGTGTACATTGTAGGATTCTCTGTAGGTCGGGTCTAACTTCTTCAGCAGAAACATGACCATCACCGGTGTCGTTGGCGCCATGCTGTACGCCAAGGATTCGAGGAACTCTTGGCGCACTTCGCGACCGCGTCGGGTCGCTTCTTCTACCTTCGCAGCGAACACCGGGTCGGCGTCGCGTGCTCGGAGTAGGTCACGCCGGTTGATGTTGCACACCTTGCACGCGTCCGTCATGAAACCAAGCCGCTCGATGGCTTCCAAGACTTCGGCCTGCTGTAACTTGGTGATGATTGCCGGCTGTGCCTCGCTTTTTACGACGGCCTGCGCACGTGGCTTCTTTGGCGCAGTCACCGCACGGACTCCGACGTCACGAAGCGAAGCAACACATTGACAATGGCGAGTGCGTACGCAATCTGCGGTGCGATCTCGTTGAGCTCAGGCCATGCCATAACCGTGGCGAGTATCATGGCGACCAATGACAACACGTTAATCCACACCGTCTTTGATTTGTACCAGCGCTTCATGTCTTAGCCTCCACTCATGCGAAACCACGAAAGAAACACCAACCATGCGCCGCCACCGACGAGCATGACCGCGTATACCTGTTGTTCAAGCCGTGCAATACGCTTCTCGAACTCTTTGAAGTTGGCGTCGCCGTTCTCGAGTCGTCGCAGTATCATGTCCTGCTTTTCCTCTATACGGGCCAGCTTTGTCTCAACTGACTCGGTCATACTTTCCCCTGCTGATATGCTGCGAATTCGTACCGCACCGCGTCGATGTTTATCGCTGAGCCCGGGCACGACTTCTTTGCCGCTGGGTATTCGCGGTGTCCTTTGAGCGTCGTTGCATCCACTGCGATACCGCGCCAATTCATCAGCGCCAACGTCGTGGAGCGCACGAGCCGGTGCAAATCGTCGGGCCATGGTCGCGTGTCGTACTCGCCGACCACTTCGATACCCCACATCGTGTTGTTGCCGGGCACCGATGAACAATGAATACCGGGCACGTTCAATGGGCACATTTGCCAGATGCCGTCAAGCTCCGGATTGCGTCCGCCGATGACGAGGAACAAATGCGGGCCGCCTCGCCATCCCATGGCTTCGTATCGTTTACTCATGGCGTTCATCGTGATAGCGCCGTTCCATTGGCTTGGCAACGGTCGCCACGTGTGATGCAAGACGACGCCACGCGCCCACGGTGCCGTAGCAATGGGGTCGTGGCGATGCAGATGCGTGTCAAAGTCTTGCACCGTTGCCCAGTGCCGAAGATCGTACGCATAGCTCATGAGCGAGGCCCCTGCCATCGTGAAATCTTGTTCATGAACGAAGTACCGTTCTTGCGGTTGACAATGAAGTACAACTCATTGCCGATGACGGTGATGTTGCCGTGTGCGTCGTTGTAGAACTGGATGAGTTGCCACTCCGCTGCGACTGACCGACGATACCACAGATGAATGCCGAATTGTGGCCACGGCACGCCGTAGTTACTCATCGATGTAGCGAACCACTGACCCGCTTTGTCGACCTGTACAAATGTCTGCGTGGCCGTGTATGTTCCGCCGGGTATGCCAAGTTCCGTGGGGTTTGGAATCGGTGTGATTGTCGTCATACGTCGTTCTCCTCGTGTAGTTCCATTGTCGCCATGTTGTCAAGGGCTATGCAGCATGACCATTTTCGTGACGTCACGAAATTGATACGTCATGCAGCGTATTCCCCTCGCACCTTCTCCGGAATGTCAACGTCATACGACCGAGACACCAACGCAAGGCGCAGTCGCTCGTTTGCCTTGCGTCGTGCCTTGCGAAATTGCTGTTGGTAGAGCGCGTGTTTGCCGCGTCGCGATCTGCATTGTTTGCAAAGACAGTTAAGTACTTTCATTGCTGCTCGCTTTGTCTTGCATGATAACCTCAACGACATATTCCACAATCTCGTTGACCATGTCTTCGTTGAACGGGTTCCATTCGTATCCATACCATGATTCTTTTGTGCTTATCAGCTTCCCAAAAGAATTGTCTTTTGAGAATACTTCAATGCGCAAATAATCAATAGACTCCCATACTGAGTCATCCTCTGAGAGCTCAATAAAAACTACTTTGAAGTCTTTGAAGAATATCGCATCGCCCCACGTTGAAAGCCCGTCTTCACTTTCCGATTTTTCGATAATTGGTTGCAGTGCTTCACGAAATGCACTGCGTAGTTCTTCTTTGTTCATTCCGTCACCCTTGGCAACGTCACTCCGCTCTGGTCTTGGTACTTGCCCCGCTTGTCAGAGTATGTCACCGCTGGTCGTTCACCGCGAAAGAACATGACCTGCGCGATGCCCTGATTGGCGTGCACCGTGATGTGATGCGCAGTGCAGTTGTGCAACTCGATGGTCAGCTGACCGCGCCACCCCGGCTCCATCGGTGTGCAGTTCACGATGAGCCCACACCGTGCGTACGTTGACTTCCCAACGACAATGCCGAAGACGTCCTCGGGTATGTCGAAGGTCTCAACCGAGCGACACAGCACGAAACCGCCGGGCCCGATTCGCGTGTAGTCTTGGCGCTCGTAATGCTTGACCGCATCGTCAATTAGTAGCGGGTCAACGTGTGAGTACGGAGCGTACCGCACCCACTCGTCAGCAACGCGCATGTCGTACCCGAACGACGTCACCCCGTACGAGATGACGCCGGGCCGTGCGACCCCTTCGGCAAACGGTGCGATCATCCCCGCTTCAGCGAGCCGTGTGATTTCGCGGTCATTGAGAATCATTGAAACGCCTCCCATGCTTCGCCGTAATGCTTCGCGCAAATCGTGTCAACCGCTTCGGCGTACGCTCTGATGTGACTCTGTGATGTGGAGTGTGAGCGCAGGCTCACGAAGTGCTTCAGCGCTTGTTGCGATGCCGTCCAATAGAAGCGCGTGTACACTGCCAACGGCAACACCATGCGCGCCTCTTCGCGAGACACGCCGCGGTCAATCAGTTCGTCATAGCGGTGCATTGCGTGCCGTATGGCGCTTCGCACGTCCTCGGCGTCTTCGTCGTACATCGCTTCGCCGCTGCCTTGTTTGCTACTGATGCTTTGCTCGTGGACAACCTCGGGCAGATACGCATGCACCGCTTCGCTGTACCGCTGGCTCACTTCGTTCCACCCCGTATCGACGAAGGCATACGCTGAGCCGACCACGTGCTTGTACCATTGGCGAGCGACGAACTCCGGAGCGCTCACCATGATGGTTATCGGTGAATGACGGAAGGGTGACCAGTGGCCGTCTTTCGCCAATCGTCGCACCAACTTTG